CAGTATTAATATTTTATAGTTTTAGACACGATTATGAGAGAATAGTAAATTATCTAAAAGCTAAGAAATTAAAGGCAATAGGGTTAAAGGATTCAGAAGATATTAAAAAATGGAATGATGGAGAAATACCAATACTTTTAGTTCATCCAGCTTCAGCCGGACATGGCCTTAACCTGCAATATGGTGGAAATATAATAATATGGTTTGGACTTACTTGGAGCTTAGAGCTATATCAACAAGCAAATGCAAGACTCCACAGACAAGGACAAAAGGAAGTTGTAGTTATTAATCATATAGTTTGTAAAAATACAGTAGATGAAGATGTTATGAGAGCATTAGGGAATAAGGAAATAAATCAGAATACATTACTTGAAGCTGTAAAAGCCAGAATAAAAAAATTATGAAGTAGGTGATTAGTTGACTAAGGAGGAGTTATCAAAGTTACAAAGAATTACAGATGAGATTGAACAGATTAAACGAGAATTAGAAAGTATTGAGCCAGAGTATGCAATTGATTCTGTAACTGGGTCAAGTGTAAATTTTCCTTACACACAACATAATATCAAGATAGAGGGATATGATATTAAAAGTTATGAGCATAAGGTTAAGAGGATAAAGAATAGATTAAATCGCAAAAGGGTTGAGTTAGTAGAAGAAAAGGACAGGTTAACAAAGTATATCTACGGTTTAGATGATAGTGATTTAAGACAAATACTTATATATAGATATATAAATGGCCAAACATGGCAAGAGGTTGGAGCGAGTATGGGCTATGCAACTATTACGGTCAGGGTAAAGCATAATAAATTTTTAAAAAGTGTATCACCTTATATCACATTGAATGATGTATACTAGTATTATTAAGAATTATAGAGAGAAAAGAACACCGGTGGACAACTGGTGTTCTTTTTATTACAGTGTTGACTATATAGGAGGTGATTAGATGTTAGATCAAAGACAAATTGATGCAATAGAGAGACAGGCTACAGGTGGCAATATAACTGATATGGCAAAGGCAGCAGGTGTTACAAGGAATACTATTTACAAATGGATAGAACTTGAGGAATTTAAGGCTGAGGTAGCCAGATGTCAACAGGAGTATATATCTTCCACAATACAGATAATAACCTCCTATGCGCCTAAGAATGCTGCGAAGTTGATTAAGCTGGCGGATAGTACTACCAACAAGAAGATTGAGTTAGATGCAAGGCTTGCGCTATTGAATAAGACTATGCCTAATACAAATAAGATAAGCATAGATGATGGCAGAGACAGTAAGGACAAGGTCGATGTTGATGTATTGGATGCAGAGATGGATGAGCTAGATACTAACTAGAATATTAAAACCATTCCATATAATTTATATTATGTTGAATGGTTTTAGTTGTGTATGTTCATAATTAATTCATAGTTAGTTAACATATAATACACACAAAACAAGCAAACAATAGCAGTTAACCAAAGCAATGGGTTTAGAGCATACAATAATGTCGCGAAAGTTTTATTTCACGACATTATTGTATTTAGTGTGTAATTATTAGGACAGGGGGTACCTTCTATTTTAGGTATTCTGAATATCCCCGTTGGCCGACTCTACAATTTCTCCAATATTTTTTTTAGGTTGAGAACAGAACTAGTCAAGCCTCTTAATAATGCTCAAATGGACTAGACATCTTATTATAAACAAGGCGGTGTGGTATATGAAAATTAAATTATATACACAGTGGAAAGATGGCGAGGTTGTTTGTACTTGCCCTGTTATAAATAAATGTAACAAAGAACATGGGTGTGAGCTATTAGATTTCACGCTTGATCCTTATGCTAATATGCGTGAATGTATGGGCCATGATAGTTATACAAGGGTTAAGAGTAGGTTGCAGCAAAGAAGGTGATTTAGTTGGAATATATAGAAGTTGACGAACACAAAGTTAATAGGCAATTATTATATAAATATTTAAAGCAGCTATACCCTCAGGGTACCCAAGCAAGAGATCTAATGAAGCAGCATAAGGACCACCTATTTGATTTTCATGGATTAGCTTGGTCTGTTGGTAAACGTTCCTTAGAATTTTTTTGCTTATATTTTTTACAAGATGTATTCCTGGTTAAAGAAGATAATGCTGCAGCTCCAATTGCAGAAGTACACAGAGAGCTCTGGGAAGATATACAAGAATCCATAATTGGTGAGGGTCCTGAACAAATAGGAAGAATACTTCCTAGAGGAACAGGTAAGTCTGCTTTTGGTACTTATGCAACTACTATTTGGAGTCATTGCTACGAATTTAAAAAATACACTTTGATTTGTTCTGACATAGGATCTACTGCTGAGAAATTCATTAAAGATATAAAAAATACATTTCTGAATAATGAATACATTGAAAAGGCTTTTGGTAAGCTCCTGGATGATAAAGATAAAAGATATATTTGTAATTCTACACAGCTAGAGTTCACAAATATATCTTTTTTAGAGGCCATTTCTTCAAGCTCTCCAATGCGTGGAAGAAAATATGATAATTGCAGGCCCGATCTTATTATCCTTGATGATTATCAATCAGAGGATGATGTTAGAACCGAAGATGCAAGGGCGAAAAAATGGAAGCGCTTCAGCGATGATGTTATGTATGCATCTCAGAAAGCCTTATATCGTAATGGAAAAAAAGTTAAAAAGGGTACCACCTTTATTGCAGTTGGAACACTGCAGCATAAAGAATGTTTTTATAGCAGCCTTATTAAACAGCCTACTTGGAAATTTAAAAATAAAAAAGGTGTTTTAATAGATGATCTCATAGATGAAGATGGTAAATTAATTAATGGTCTTGATAATTATTTTGAAACTGGTCTATGGCTTGAATTTAAGAACATCTTCTTTAACTTTAAAAACGAAAATCATTTAGAAGATGCAAAGGAATTTTATTGGTGGTATCAATCAGAGATGCAGTTTCCTATGCTATGGGATGAATTTTGGGATTGTTTAGATATGGCCATGAGTTATTATGCAAATCCTAGTAGTTTTAAGCAAGAGGTTCAGGGTGATGTTAATAGCATCGGAGAGAAATGGTTTAAAACAGTAGCATCATTCCCACGAGCCGAAATCGAAATGCATAGATTTATTAAAACAATGTTAATCGTGGATCCCGGGGCAACAGCCAATGTTAAATCCGATTATTCGGCTTTTTTAGTTGGGTCTGAGAGTGATAACGGATTAAAATATGCTCGTAAGGCAGAACTTGCAAAAATAAATGCACGTACTGACTTTGATAATTATATTAAGCATATGGCTGATTTACTAAAGGAGTATCCAGATATAACACATGTTTCTATTGAGAAAAACACATTTAATGGTGCGGATGCTAATCAACTTGAAAAAATGATTAATAAAGATCCTGCATTGATGTCCAGAGGTATTAAAATAATTAATGAAGCTCAGAAAAAAAATAAGGACGATAAAATAAGCACAATTATTCCTTATATGAATAAGGGCCAAATTATATTTGCTGAAGAGGACGAAGAATTTATAAAACAAATAATGGAGTTTTCAGGTCAGAAGTTTTCAATCCATGATGATGCTCCTGATGTAACCGCAGAATTTAACTTGAAAATTGACATGATAAAAGTAACAAGCGTTGTCACAATATTAGATAGGCGGTCATTAGGCCTATAAGGAGGTGGATAAAATGAATTTGAGTGAATTAATAAAAAAATTATTTAAAAAACAAACGGGACTAAATTTATATAATCCTGAACATTTAGCATTAGTTAAAAAGATATATGGCAATTATAATGCAAACCGACATATCTATGAAAAAATGTATAGATATTATAAAGGTGATACAGATGCTATGAGAAAATATAAATTTATAACCGAGAGATCTAATATTAAGATAAATACAAACTATGTTAAAAAGTTTATTAAAGAAGAGATAAGTTATACAGTAGGCAATGATATAACATACGAGTCTAGGAGTGACAATGATAATATAGTAAAAGATATTGAATACTATACTTCTCACTGGGATGAATTGCATGATACAGACCTAATGAAGTACTTACTTGTATTCACCAAAGTATATGAGTTATATTATTTAGATGAGAATGACAGCACTGATTTTTGCAGTAAAATTATAAAACCTACTGATGGCTATGCTTATACAGATAACTCAGGTAAGGTTTTATTTTTTATTCATGCATTTAAAAATGATTTTGATACAGTAAACCAATATATTGATGTTTACACAGACAATTATATCTATCATTTTGATAGCAAATTCAGTGAAATCGCAGCTCCTACTGTAAACATATTCGGAGAAGTTCCTGTGAGTGTTGGAAAATTAACGCTGGAAGAATATCACGATAGTTTATATAACGATATCAAAGGTCTTCAGGATGCCTTTGAAACTAATTTTTCTGATATTGGAAATGAAATAAGTGATTTTAGAAGTGCCTATTTGGTATTTACCGGTTGTGAAATTCGAGAAGAAAATATTCCAGCTATGAAAGAACTTGGTGTACTTCAAGCCAAAGATAAAGACAGTACAATCCAATGGCTTATTAAAAATATCAATGATACCTTTATTCAAAATACGCTTGATAGATATGTGGACACAATGTATCAAATAAGTTGCCATATCAATCATAATGAGGGAATGGTTAGTAATGTAAGTAGCATTGCATTAAGAGCTAGACTCATTGCATTAGAAAATAAATGTAGGCTTGAAGAAAAGGCGCATAAAAATATTGTTAAAAATAGAAATAGATTTTTATGTATGTATTTAAATCTTAAGCAAAATAAAAACTATGATTATAAAGATATTAAGGCTCTCTATACTCCTAATATACCAACAGATGATGCTGCTACTGCTCAAATGTTATCGGTAGTTCCAGAAGGTGTGCTTAGTAAGGATACTTCAAGAGGTAGGTTTAGTTTCATTACTAATAAAGTTAGCGAAGCCGAAAAAGTTAAAGCGGAACAGGATGCAGAAATGCCCGTAGTTGATTTAAATAAGGTGACTTAAATGAAAGATTACACAGACAAAGAAGAACTTGATTTCATAGAGGGCCTTTACAATGAAGCTGATAAACTGATAAAAGAGGTTTATAAGGAACAAAAGAATAACAGAGATGAATTATTAAAGCAATTAGCCAGTATAATGCTTACCTATACCATTTTAAATGACCTTATGAAGCTTTCTAAGGCAGATAAAAAGAAAGAATATAATAGGCTGTCTAAGATAGTTACAGGCTATGCACAAAGCCAAGGCACTACACAAAACAGGGTTATAGAAGAAATGCTAACCTCTACTATAAATAAGACTTTTGATTTTTACAGTTATAATGTTGGACTTAAAGATGTTAAAGAGATTATAAGCAATAATTTTGCTGGAAAACATTTTTCATCAAGAGTCTGGGAAAATGAAACTGAGGTTGCCAAGCATCTCAATAAGCAAGTTAATAATTTTCTTAATGGCAAGGTTAATGTTAATCAAATTAAAAAAAATATTGAAAAAACTTATAACACTAGCGCTTATAATGCACACAGGCTAGTAGATACAGAGGTAAATCGTGTTGAGGATGAATCATTCAAGAGATTCTGCAAAGAAACAGGTGTAAAAAGAGTTATGAGAAATGAGGAAATGGATTCCAGAACTTGTAGTATATGCGCCGGGGTAAATGAAAATGTATATGATCTAGAAGATGCACCAGGATTACAGCACCCATTATGCAGAGGGTATAATACTATAGTTGAATAAAATAATGCTTTGAGGTGAAATTGTATGACTAATGAAAATTTAATTAAAGCTAATGAAATTAAAAAAGAAATAAAAGAATTAGAGTTATTTATATGGAATGCTGAAAGTGTTTGGACAGGAAAGATTATAAAAAAAGAAACAAAATATATTTTTAAAGCTAATGCTTATGGTGCAATGGCCTCTGCAGAATTTAACATGAATACAGAAACAAAGAACAAAGTTTTAAATGTATTAAAAGAGCACTTACAAGATTTAAAAAACCAATTAAAAAGTTTGTAATTAGAGTCTTAGAAAACTAAGGCTTTTTATTATGTCCTTAATATGACTCTAAACTGTTTAAGCTCGTCTTGTGGGCATTTTGTGTACAAGGGGTGCAAGTATACCAAAATAATAAAAATTTGTGTCCTAGGGTAACACACTTAGTCTAGGGGATAGGAGAGAATGTATGTTAAAGAAAGATTTGTTAGAAAAAATAAAAAACTTAAAAGATGATGAGGATATTAACACCGCCTTAGTTGGTACAGATATAGAAACTCAATTTAAAACAAGCGGGGTAACCTTGGATGCTTTTAAAGAGAAAATGAAAACAGACAAAGATTTTAAGGCTTACACAGAAAGCGAAAACGATAAGTATCACACTAAAGCCCTTAAAACTTGGAAAGAAAATAACTTAGAAAAGGAACTTGAGCCATTTATGTTGGTAAAGTATCCTGACATGGTTACTGATCCAGTTAAAAAGGAATTAGCGGAAATGAGAAAAGAACTTGAAAAAGAAAAATCCTCAAACGCAAGAAAAGACTTACTTAGTGAAGCAATGAAGTATGCTGCAGAAAAGAAATTGCCAGCTGGCTTTATTGATAAATTTTTAGGTGAAGATTTAGACACTACAAAAGCTAATTTAGATGTATTGGCAACTGATTGGGCAAAGGGTCTTGAAACATCAATGAATGAGAAGTTTAAATCCAGTTCGTACGTTCCTGGCGGAACAGGTCCGGATGGAGTTAAAACTAGTATTGGTGCTGCAATGGCTGCACAAAACAATGGTACAAAAACTGCTCCAAGTGATCCTTGGGCAACAAAATAAGGAGGAATATTAAATGTTTAAAAAAATAACTTACACAAACGAAATGGAAATATTATTTTCAGAAGCAAATTTAGTATGTTTTTCAGGAACAGTATTATCAGCAGGTGTGGTAGCAGATGCTGATGGAAAGAAATATGTTCCCGCAGGTAGTTTTATTGATGCTACTGGAGCAGTAGTAGTTGAAACTGGAACTGCTGGAAGTGAAACTTTAACAAGTGCTCCAGTGGGAGTTTTATATCAAACTGTAGATGTTACAAACGGTGATTCACCAGCGTCTATAATGGTAGAGGGTTACTTAAGAGCCGATAGAGTATTTGCTGGAGTAGCAGACGCGGCAGTTGTATTAATCAAAGCAGCATTAACAGAAATAAAATTTAGATAATAGAGGAGGAATAATAATATGCCAAAATTAGTAGAAGTATTTAACACATTAGAACTTATAAATTATTTCAAGGAAAGAGTAGCTGTACCAATGTTAGGAGAAGCACTATTTCCTGAAAAGAAAATTCAAGACATAGAATTTGATATGATCTTAGGACGCGGTGGTCTTCCAGTTAGTGCAAGCGTACATGCTCTAGATACAAAAACTCAATTAGCTAGCAGACAGGCTATTGAAAAGGGTGTTCAAAGTTTGGCTCTTATCAAAAGACAAATTAAGATCACTGAGAAAGAGTTAATTAAAATTCAAAATCCTCGAAATGATGCTGAGTTAGCATTTGTTTTAGCTCAACTTTATAAAGATGCGGATAAAATGGAGGAAAGTATCAGAGTAAGAGCCGAAGCGATGAGAATGGAAGTTATTTCATCGGGTAAAATTGCAATAAATGAAAACAATGTTGCTGTTACTATAGATTACTTAGTGCCATCTGAAAATAAATTGCCTTTTAACTGGTCCGCTCCAACTACTGCTACACCACTTATTGACTTAGAGACAATTGCTACTGCAGTTGAAACATCATGTGGAAGTAGACCATCAAGAGCAATGACTTCAAGAAAAGTAATGAAAGCTATTTGTGCATGTACTTCAATCAGAAAAGCCATCTTTGGAACTAACTCAGACAAGCTTGTAACTTTAGCATTACTTAATGATTTATTATCACAATCTGATCTACCAATTCTTTTAGTTAATGAGGGAAAATACAAAGTAGAAACCGCTACAGGATATTCAACGGTAAGATACTTCCCTGAAAACATAATTTCAATGTTTGGAAGTTCTGAACTTGGAGAAACAATCTATGGATTAACTGCTGAAGAGGTTAAACTTATTGGTGACGGCAATATGGAAACTGCAGGCATGGTTGGAAATATATTTGTTGGAACTTACACAAGTGTAGATCCAGTAGCCGAGTTTACCAAAGCAGCAGCAACTGCAATTCCATCTTTCCCACATGCAGATGAATTGGGAATAGCAACAATAACACTTTAATACTAAGGAGGATTGATTTCCTCCTTTTATTTTATATAGAGGGAGGTATTTATGGAGCTTAGTAAAGACCAGAGAAAAGCTATATTAACGATTAAAAATTATTTAAATATAGGGCCTAATTTAAAATATAATGATGAATATATGATGGTAACATTTGAACTTGCTATTGATGAGCTAGTTGAAAGCTCTTTAGCTATTAAAGCAATGAAAGCAACTGGAATTAAATCTAAGAGTGATGGAGTACAATCTGTTACATTTGCTGATGGTATTGAAGCATGGTCCATAACTGATAATGTGAAGATGCTTTTACCTTTGCCATTTGTAAGGTTAATGGGGTGATGATATGAGTGTGTTATTTAAAAATGCCAGTATAACTTTGTATAATAGGTATTATGATTTTTCAAGTGGATATGATCTATATCAGAGGACTGTTATAAAAGGTGTTAACTGGAATGGTATTAGGAATGCTACAGTTAGCAGCAATGGCTTATTACTAGCTGATTCCATACGTATTATTTTAGATAAATTAGAAAATTATATTTCTCCAAAACAGTTTGCAAAATTGAATGATAATGAAAGAGTAAATTATTTTACTTTAGCTATAGGCGATAAGATCGTAAAAGGTGAAATTGACTTTGAAATTTGGGGTATTAAACCTAATTCCATTGCTGATTTAGAAAATAATTATAATGATGTAGTAAATATAATGTCTTCCCGGGAACTTTCGGATCATTGGGAGGTGGAAGGTAAGTAATGGGTTCAACTATAAGAATAAATATGAACTCCACCGCTGCAATTATGGCTAAAAGAAAATTGCAAAATAATGGACCTGCGCAAGTGCTTTTTACAAAAGAATGTGCTAAAGCGTTTAACAATTATGTTCCCCTTGATACCGGTAGACTTAAGGATATGATGATTACTATAGAAACCGCTAGAATTATATACTCAGCGCCTTATGCATCAAAACAATTTTATAATAACAAGGGTATGGGAAAACAAGGTGATGCAGCTGGTGGCAAAAGGGGAAAGCAATGGGCTTCGCGCGGTTGGATTGATAATGGAAGCAAAATTGTAGAAACCATTGCTAACTTTTGTGGAGGTGTTAGCGAATGATTATAGAAAGCGTAAGAAATTTTATAAGAAATATGTCTTGTTTGGAAACTTTTAACAATGCTATTAGAGTAAATGTAAATTATTTAGAACCTAATGTAGATAATTACTCTTTAGAGGAAATGCCAATAGAGCCTATTTTAAAGAAATATGTTAATGGTGATAGTATTAGACAGTATGCATTTCTTTTTACAAGTAGAGAGCCATATAGTAGTGATGTAATTCAAAATATAGATAATTCAGGATTTTATGAAAAGTTTGCAGATGAAATTGAAAATAAGAATGATAATGAAATATTCCCTATACTAGACGCAAATTTAGAGGTTATAGAAATTAAAGTAACTAGTACAGGGTATGCCTTTGCAGTTAGTGAAGATACAGCTCAATATCAAATTCAGTTAAGACTAAAATATTACAAAAAACAAGGAGGAATTTAACATGATACGTAAAAGAAAAATACAAGCAAACTATTTGAAAGTAGCAGAGGCATTTGAACTATTAGGAACAGGCTTCACAGAGCTAAATGAAAGCCCTAGTGCTCAAACAAGTTCTAAGAGGTACATTAATCAATCAAGTGCAACTCAATCAGTTACAGGCTATGAATGGGGAACTTCATTCAATGCGGATCAAATAGTATCTGAAAATGCTATTGAGCATATTAGAAACATTGGAGAAATGCAGTTAACCGGTGGGGATACAGAAACAGAATATGTAATAGTTGATTTAGACCAAGCTGCATTGACTCTTGGCTTTAGAGCTAGAAAGTTTAATGTTGCTGTAGCGGTGGATTCATTTGAAGACAACGACGGTGAACTTGGAATCACTGGAAATTTCTTAGGATTAAGTGATCCTATATTAGGAACATTTGATACAGCACTTAAAACATTCACAGAAGGATTTGTACCAGCAGTATAGGAGGGATTTAATTGAAAATTAATAACGTTGAATTAGAAGATATAGATATATTGGATGCCGATGTGGCTGAAAGGTATGAAAATGCATTAGAAACTGTAAATGGAATCGCTGAGAAAGTCAAGGGTATGAAGAGCTCAGAAAGTATTAGA